CTACTGTAGTGTTAGCAGATACTACAGCGTTTCCTGCTTCAGGAGAAATTAGAATTGGATCGGAAGACATTAGTTTTACAAACAATGACACGGGAACAGGGACCTTGAGTGGAGGATCTCGAGCAGTTAACGGAACTACAAGAGCAGCCCATAGTTCTGGAGAGACAGTAACCAACATATCAGATTTTGTTGCATGGGGAGAAGCTTCTTCTGCAGACTTTACAATTGATCCCGGCCTATGGGTATTAGATAATTATGGAACAAAATTAATTGCTCTTATATATAACGGCGCATGTTTTGAATGGGATGCTGCCCCTTCAACCGCAACAGCAACTAGAGCAACTTTATTACCTAATGCTCCTACAGCATCACGTCATGTATTGGTATCTACACCAGACAGACACTTGGTATTTTTTGGAACAGAAACAACCGTAGGATCAAGCAGTACATTAGACGATATGTTTATAAGATTTTCGTCTCAAGAAAGTATTGATCAAACAGATTCTTATGTAGTTAAAGCAAACAATACCGCAGGTACACAGAGACTTGCTGATGGTTCTAGAATTATGGGAGCTATTAAAGGTAGAGATGCAATCTACGTTTGGACAGACACTGCATTGTTTCTTATGAAATTTGTTGGTCAACCTTTTACTTTTTCATTTGAACAAGTTGGAACTAACTGTGGTTTGATAGGTAAAAATGCATGTATTGAAGTTGACGGTACAGCTTATTGGATGTCTGAGAATGGCTTCTTTATGTATGATGGTCAGTTAAAATCTTTACCTTGTTTGGTAGAAGACTATGTTTATGATGACTTAAATACTACATCAAGAGATTTAATTAATGTAGGTTTAAATAATTTATTTGGTGAAGTAACATGGTTTTATTGTACAGCAGGATCAAATGTTATTGATAGAATGGTAACATATAATTATCTAGACTCTAATTCTAAACGACCTATATGGACAACAGGAAGTCTAGCTCGTGCGGCCTGGCAAGATTCATCAGTTTTTGAGAAACCCCATGCAACTTATTATAATCCAAATAGTAATTCTTCTTATGACGTTATTGGTAATACGGATGGATGTACAATATACTATGAACAGGAAACAGGGACCGATCAAATAGATGCAGGTGGAGCAGTAACTGCTATTCTTGCTTCAATTACTTCTGGTGACTTTGACATTACACAAAGAAGAAGTAACACCGGAACAACTGTCGGTATGCCAGATCTTAGAGGAGATGGAGAATTTATAATGAGAATTAGTAGATTTATACCAGATTTTATTGCACAAACAGGATCTACTAGGGTAAGTTTTGTAACTAGAACCTATCCAAATAGTTCTTCAACCACTTCAAATTTTGATATAACATCATCTACTACAAAAAAAGACACAAGATTACGGGCAAGATCTATTGCATTAAAAGTATCTAATACTGCAGCAAGTCAGGATTGGAAGTTAGGTACATTTAGATTAGATATACATCCCGGAGGACGAAGATAATGGCAGGACCAAGTTTTTATAATCAAGCAGACCAGGATCTGTACGCAGGAGGTTTACAATACATACCTCAAGAACGATATAGATTAGGTCTAGGAAATAATAATCAAGTTAATAGATTAGATTTTAATGATTTATCTAAATCTGGAATAATGTCTCAAGCACCAATGCCATATATTTATCCACCAATTAATCAAGGTGGTGGTGGTGGCGGTGGCTTTAATGTCACTGAAAGCGCAGATCAAAGCACAACTTCAGATGATTTTGGATTAGGTTTAGAAGGTGACGGTTCTTTAGCAATGTCAGAAGAAGAACAAGAAGCAATAGATAATATGAATAATCCAACAATTAACAAAACTGCACTTGCTAAAATTGGTCTTAGTTCTTTGTTAGGGCCTACTGCAATGTTTGGTACAGCTTATAGAGAACGACAAAAAGCAGAAGCTGAAGCTTTAGAAAATGCACAACGAGCGGCTACAACTCAACGAGCAAGAGAAAACGAAGCTGCTGGTACTGGTGGATATCAATCTGATTTTTCACAAGACAAAGATTTTATGGGTGGATCTGGTACAGCTTCAGAAATGGGTTCATTTGCTACAGGTGGTAGAGTAAATTATAAAGTAGGTGGTAGAACAGATGCTGAATCACAATATGGATCAGACTCTGTAGGATCTTATGATTCATCAGCTAATCAGTCTGGCAGAGACCAAAGTTATGGTAATAATAATCAACTCTCATTTAATTCGGGCGACAAAAATATATTAACAACAGATCTTATAACTAAAGATCCTAGCATTACATTTGATTACACAGACCCTAGAAATTACGCTTCAATATATAGTAAAATTGGTTTTAACAATATTTTAGATAATGATGACCTTACAGCAGAAGGTAATCTAACAGGAGAACTTGGTCCAATTAATTATGATGTAGATTTTACAGATCAAGGTATTACAGGAACTAATTTAAAAGCAGGTAATTTTAATGCAAATATAAGTCCAGATATGCAACTACAAGATTTAAGTTATAACAGAGGTCCTTTTAGTATTTCAACTGATGGTCAAAACATTGGAGGTAAGTTTTCAATTTCTTACAAAAACGGAGGACTAGCAAGTATTTTATAATGGCTAAAATTGTACAATCATTAACTAGAGCAGAAGAAGAATATAGTCGACAAAATTTACAGTCATTAGTTAGAGATTTAGATGGTGTAATAACAAAATTAAACTCTTCATTTCAAGATGAAGTTAAACAAGAGATAGAAGCTAAAAGTTTCTTTTTAGAATAATGGCAGTAGTAAACCAATATAAATTTTACGGTAAAACAACAACGGCTGCTGAGACAGTATCAATGCTTTCGCCAGGAGTTAACGAAACTATTATTATAAAATCTTTAAGAGTTACAAATAAATCGGGTTCTAATACACCAAATGTAACTATTAAAAACAACGCATTTGAGATAGTAAATACACAAACATTAACAGCTGCTACTAGCGTTGAGGTATTAACTCTACCTTTAATTTTAGAGGGCGGGACTGTATTATCTTATACTACAGCAGGCACCGTATCAGATGGTGTGGTGTTTGGTATTAGTTATCTCAATATATTAAAGGAGAAAACAGACTAATGGAAATAAAACAAGCAAAAGTAGAGACTACTTATAGACATAAAAAAACTGGTCAGCTTTTTAAGGAAAGAAAAGACTGGGAAAGCAAAGGTTTTAAGGACGAAGAAATGGCACAAGACGTAAAAGTTATTATGCCACCTCTTGATTTGTTCGCAAAAACCAAGTAAACATAGGAATTAAGGTAAAATTATGGCAATATCTAGAATGCAAGAACCCAGACAACAATATGGATTAGGAAGTATCGTTAAGAAAGCGGTACGAGGTGTTAAGAAAATTGCTAAGAGTCCATTAGGTAAAGCAGCTATTCTTGGGGGTCTTAGTATGATTCCTTTTGGAGCCACTAACACAAGTCTTTTAGGTAGAGCAAGTTCAGGAATTGGTTCTATGTTTAAGGCAGGTAAAGCCAATCTTGCAAGTAGATTTGCACCTAACTTTGTAATGAATAGAGACGGACCAGTACAAGGTAAAGCAGGTTTCTTTTCAAAACTAAATCCTTTTGGTAAAAATTTTGATGCTAAAACCGCTTTCCTTACAGGAGGAGCAGGTTTAGTTGCAGCACCTTTTTTAATGGATGCTTTTGCTCCTGAAGAAGTAGAAGAAGAAGTAACAGATGTAATGGATGTTGGTGCAATAAGACAAAGTGCAAGAGATTATTACCAAGGTCTTGGTGGAAAAGATTTAGCGTTCATGCCACAGAAACAATACGTACAGAAAAATTTTTATGCAGCTGATGGTGGACGTGCAGGATATGCTAATGGAATGATGGTTGAAGATGAGGAAGAAGAATTTATTAGATCAAATGCAGGTATGACTCGAAGACAACCTAAAGCATTTTTAAATATGGGTGGTGGCGCAGGTCAAGCTCAAGCAGAACAAATGCTTATGGCAGAGTATGTTAAATACAAAAACAAAGGTGGCACATTATCTTTTGAGCAATTTGTAAAAGCAGTAATGCAACAACAAGAACCTGAAGGTGCGGGTATGGAACAACCACAAGCAGTGGCTATGGCAGCTAATGGTGGGAGAATAGGATATGCTGGTGGACAATTAGTAAGTCCAAGCGGAGATGGATCAAGACCTGGTTATGCTGGACCTCTTGATTTTTTTAAAAATTTAAAATCTGGATTTGGACAAATATTTAGTGGAGAAACTCAAGCATTTCTAGGTGATGATCAAGAAAAAATAAATGAAATTTTAGTAAAAAAAGGTTATGGAGTTGATTTACCTGAAGACACAATTAACATGATTATTGATGGATACAAAAGAGGTGCAGATCTTGATACAATTGCCGCTCTCGCAGGAACGGATAAAGACACAGTATCAGGTATTATAGATATGTTAAGTGTAGGTATAGAAAAAAAAGCTTATGGTGGGAGAATAGGTAAACAAGAAGGTGGTATCATGGCAACTGATGAAGCATCAGAAATGATTGACATGGGTGGTATGGAAAAAGATTATAGAAACGAAGGTGGTTTTGTAGCAATGGGTGGCAAAGAAAGAGCTGACGATGTACCTGCTAGACTATCTAAGAATGAGTTTGTGTTTACAGCAGATGCTGTTAGAAATGCAGGAGGCGGCGATATAGATAAAGGCGCTGAAGTTATGGAAAATTTAATGAACAATTTAGAACAAGGTGGAGAAGTTTCTGAAGAGTCACAAGGATTAGAGGGTGCACAAGCAATGTATGAACAACAACAAATGTTACAATCAAGGATGATATAATGGCGATAGCAGATTTTATAGAACCGGCGATAAAAGATTACGCAACACAGGCAACGGCCACTTACTCGGCACCTATTGATACAAGTAAATTTACTGGTAGACAATTTGTTGCTGGTGAAGATCCATTACAAACACAAGCAATTAACATTGCACAACAAGGTGTAGGTTCTTATCAACCATTTTTATCTGCAGCACAAACTGCACAACAACAAGCGGCCTCAACTGTCGGTGGACTCGGTGCATTAACAGGACCACAAGCTTACCAACCTTTTATGTCTCCTTACCAACAACAAGTTATTGATACAACTCTTTCAGAGTATGACAAACAAGGGGCAGCTGGTGAACAACAAATTAGAGACGCAGCAGTTATGTCTGGTAATTTTGGTGGTGGTAGAGAAGGAGCACAACTTGGTCAATACCAATCAGATAGATTAGGTGACAGAGCAGCACTTCAAGCACAATTATTAGGACAAGGTTTTAATCAAGCACAAAATTTAGCACAACAAAATTTTACTAATCAAGGTACATTAGCAGGATTACAATCAGGTTTAGCTGGCCAACAATATGGTCTATCTAATTTTCAAAGACAAAGTATGGGTGCTGATGTTTCTGCACTAGGATCTCTTGGTGCATTAAGACAAGGTCAAAATCAAGCTATGTTAGGAGCTGACCAACAAGCAGCACAAACTGCAGCTTACGAACCTTACGGAAGACTATCACAATACGGTAACACATTAACTGGATTAGCAGGTGGTGTAGCAGGACAACAGTATCAAGAACCCGCACAAGCAAGTCCTTTCTCAACTGCATTAACCACAGCGTTAGGTGTTGGTGGATTGTACGGCAAAATATTTAAATAGGAGGTAATTATGGCTAAAGATAAACGATCTCTCTATCAAAAAGGTAAAGATTTAGCGTCTTCTGTACCTGTTAAATTTGGTAGTAGTATATATGGCGGAATTGAAATTATGGACGCTCTAAAACACATGGGTCTTTTTAAAGATGGTGGTAGAGTTAGAGGTTGTAGTATTGCTAAACGTGGATTTGGCAAAGTAATGAGGAAGAAAAAATGAGACCATTAAACAGACCTATGTTTAGATACGGTGGACCTATTAAAGAAGGTGTTATGTCTGGTATAAAAGAACCAAGACAAAATTATAACAGAGCTGGTAAAGTTTTAAAATATATTCCAGGCGGACAAAAAATATATAATAAAATATCTACAAGCACAAAAGATATTATACCAAGAACAGTACAAAAAATTAAAAATTTTTATAGCGGAGATCCCTCTAGATATGGAGTGCCAGCTGCTGAAGGTATAAAACAAAAAACTCTTAGATTTTTAAAACCTGATGAAAAAGCAGGTTTATTAACTAATAAATATATTTTTGATAGAACGGTTGTGCCTGCTGCAGGTGGTGTAAAATTTGCTTTTCAAAAAGCTGCACCTTACGCAACTGTTGGAGGACTTACACTTGGTGGTGGTTATTCGTTATTTGGTGGAGATGATAAACCTAATCCAAATGATCCAGGAGGACCAAAAGGACCTCCAAGTATTATAAATCCTCCAGGTGATAAAAAAGGTGGTACAGGTACGCCTCCTCCAGGAGTACAATTAACTGAAAAAGAAAAACGTGCTCAACAAATAGAAAAATACAGAGACATTATGGATATTAAAGGCATGAATAAAGCAGCTGCATATGATTCTTTAATTGCAGCGAGTCAAGCTGTTAACCAAGCAGGTGGAGATTTAAAAGGAGCCATAAGAGATGGTAGTTTAATCAATCAAATTATACAATCAACTAGTAAAGCATTTGATAAACCAGCTAAAACTAAAGATGCTATTGATACACTTATACTTAAAGGTGAGATTGAGAAAGATATTAAAGCTTCTGACCCAAGCACCATACTAGATGCAGATTATAAAAGAGCTAAAATAGCAGAGAGTGTAAAATCATTAAACCCAAGTTATAATACTTTAAAAGCTACTTATGCAAAAGCTAATGTTAAAGGACAAAGTGGAATAGATTCAGCTGCTGCAGAATACTCACAAAATAATGATCAAGTTTTTAGAGGAAACATTATATCAAAAGCAGATTTTAAAGAAACATTAGACGATATAAAAAAGGAAAGCGGAAATGTTGATGAACTTACTGTTGTAGCTAATTGGACTAATGAAACAATTAAAGGAAAAAATGTTCCTGATGGAAATTACACAGTTGGTGACAGAATTGTAATAATTAAAGACAGCGTAGTTGTAGCTGTGGAGTAATAACTCATGGCTTCAAACTTTGATTATTCAGCATACGTAAACCAAGCAGAAAAAAATAACAGCGTAGGTACAATTGAATCTATGCTATCAGGTGTAGCATCAGGTTTAATTGCAATACCAAAAGGTTTCTTTTCTCTAGGTGCAAGTCTTATGGACCTTGGTGTCAACAGTGGTAAAGCTGCTGCTGTAGAAAAATGGTTCGACGACCTTACAGAATTTGATGAGAAAGCAGAAGCAACAGCTGCTGGTAAAATTACAGAAGCATTAGTAAACATAGGTATACCTGGTGGTCTAGCATTTAAATCTGCTAGCGGTATGGCTAAGACGGCGATGCTTGCAGGTAAAAATAATAAATATGTAAGAATGTCAAATAAAAATTTAGTTGATGCAGCTGATGAAGCATTAGAACTTACAGCTAAAGGTAAAGGTAGACAATTCGTAGCTGGTGCAATTGGTGGTGGTATTGCAGAAGGTGTGTTTGTAGGTGATGCAGAAGCTATTGGTACGTTTGGAGATCTGTTAGGTGGTCCAACTAAAATAGATAGAAGTGACACTGATCCAGATGCAACAAGAGAAATATTAAACAGAATTAAATTTGGTACAGAAGGTGCATTATTTACAGGTATTTTAAGTGGTACAGGTAAAGTTATTAAAAAAATAACAAACAGGAACCGGGGATTAGACACAGCTAACTCAGAATTAGATAGATGGATTGATAAAGTTGCATCAAAATTTAGAGCACGTAGTGGTACCACACAAGAATTTTTTGACATACAAAGACAATCGATTGGTGCACAAGCAGCTGATGCAAACGTTGCAAGAAATTTATCTAGAGAATTAGATACAGATATAGATAAATTATTCCCACCTATGCGTACTGTATTTAATAAACAATCTGCAGCTGATAGAACTAAATTTTTAAGTGAAGTAAATGATGCGTTAGTGTCTGGTACTCCTACGTTAACTCGTGAAGGAGAAAAAAGAGTTTTAAATGCAGAAGGTAAAAAATTATTTTCTGCAACATCACCTGAAGCTGAAGATTTAATTATACAAAGAATGAAAGAAGCGGACTTAAATAAATACACACAAGTCATAGATAGTAATAGAATGATAGCACAATTTGGAGATATGGATGCTGCCATGGTACAAAGAGTAAGAGACAAAATTAAAAAATTTGCACCTAATGCACAAGCTGCTGAAGAGTTAGAAAAATCTATTTTTGGTGGACTCTCTGTTATGAGAAGTAAATGGGCAAACTTGTTTACTAAATTAGGTGGTGCTTTAGATCCAGAAGATTTAGTAAAATTTAAAGATGCATTTAGTAAAAAATTTAAAGGATACCTTGGTGCTACATATGATATTTTTCAAGACAAAAGTATTTTACCTTGGTTAAGATACAAACCTGCAGCTGAAGCCATAGAAAATGCAAAAACATTATTTAAAGATAGTGCAAGACAGGCAGGAAAAGAAATTACAGATTTAGAAGCAGAGCAAATTGTAAACAATGTATTAAAAACTTCAGGCTTACCTAAAGGTTTAAGAATGGACAAACCTTCTGATGCATTATTTAACATACCAGACTTTTTTGTAAACAGAACAACATTAGACGATGCAGTTAAACGTGGTGGTGTTGGTAGAATATCTATTGGAGATCTAGGTTTGAAGGCAGATAGAAAAGTATTTGATGATTTGTTTGGTAAACAAAAAAATCCTATGCAAACAATGATAGGTGGTATGGCTAAACTATCTTTAATTACAAGACGTAATTTATTTTATGATGATTTAATTAAAAAAAATGATGAAGTAGCAGAGGCATGGAGAAATGCAGCTGACAAACAAACTGTATCACAACCTATGTTTGCTAGATCAGAAGCAGAAGCTAGAGCATTTTTTGGTGATGACTATAGAAGAATACAACCTATAGATCCTGCACAAACTTTAAACGTAAACATACAAGCAGGTTCTAGTAATCCATTTGGTGATATTAGCAAACCATTTTTTGCAAGATCAGGAATAGCAGATGCTATGGAAAAAACTTCGTTGACAACACAAAGCTCAGGTATACTTGGTAGAATATATGAAAGTTTAGTATTGTATCCTAAAGCTACATCACAGATTGCTAAAACAATTTTATCACCGGTAACACACTTACGTAACTTTGTAAGTGCTGGAGCTTTTGCTGCAGCAAATGGTATTTTACCAGCAGCAGATTTAGGTGCAATTAAACAAGCATACCAAGCATTACAAACACCTTTAAAAGGTACAAGACAACAAAATGATTTATATCAAAAACTTTTAGAACTTGGTGTTGTAAACTCTAACGTAAGACTTGGAGATCTTTCTAGACTATTAAAAGATGTAAATTTTGGTGAGACTATGACGTCTGACAAAGGCATGAGAATGTTATTAAAACCATTATCAAAATTAAAACAAGTATCACAAGATTTATACACAGCTGAAGATGACTTTTGGAAAATATATTCTTGGGCCGTAGAAAAATCTAGATTAGAAAAAGCATATGAAAAAATTGGTGTAACAAGAGGGCAATTTTTTAAACGTAATGGTGTTGATGTAAGGCTCGATGAAAAATTTTTAGAAGAAGAAGCAGCTGATATTGTAAGAAACAATATACCTAACTACGATTATGTATCTGATTTTGTAAAAGGTTTAAGAAAACTACCTATTGGTAACTTCGTATCGTTTCCAGCAGAGATTGCTAGAACAGGTACAAATATTGTAAGACGTGCATTAAGAGAAATAAATGAAACTATAACTTTAGCTGATGGCACCGTTGTAAAACCTATGGAAGGTATTGGATATACTAGATTATTTGGTTTTACGACTACGGTTGCAGCCATACCAGTGGCTACAACAGCAGCATTCCAGGCCCTATACGACGTCACAGACGATGAAAGAGAGGCTATCCGTAGGTTTGCAGCTCAATGGTCAAAAAACTCTACATTGTTACCTATTAAACAAGAAGATGGTAGTTTTAAATACATAGATTTTAGTCACGCTAATGCATACGACACATTAATTAGACCATTACAATCAATAGTTAACGCTGTTCAAGATGGTAGAACAGATGAGGATGGTATGATGGATGACTTTGCAAAAGGTTTGTTTACAGCTATGTCAGAATTTGGTCAGCCATTTATATCAGAATCTATTTGGACTGAGGCTGCATTAGATATTATAGCTAGAGGTGGTAGAACAAGAGAAGGTTTTCAAGTTTATAGTGATCAAGACACAGCAGGAGATCGTAATAGTAAAATATTTGCACACTTAGTTAAAGCGCAAATGCCTTTCTCTGTGGATCAATTAAAAAGATTAGATAGATCTATAGAATCTGTTGATGTAATTACAAAAGGTAAATTTGATGAGTATGGCCAAGAGTTTGAATTTGGTGATGAGTTTCAAGGTTTGTTTGGTTTTAGATCTGTAAAAGTAAATCCTGAAAGAGCAATGAATTTTAAAGTTGCAGATTTTCAAAAAGGTGTAAGGGATTCAAGAAGTTTATTTACTAGAGTTGCATTGAAAGGTGGACCAGTTGAACCTAGAGAAGTTGTAGACGCATACATAAACGCTAACCGTGCATTGTTTGGCGTAAAGAAAAATTTAAAACAAGATATGGATGCTGCAAGATTATTAAATATATCTGAAAGTGGTTTCTATGGTTCGTTAGATAGAATATCATCAAGAGAAGTTAACGCATTAGAAGAAAATATATTTAGACCTTACACTGTGTCAAGAGAAGTACAAAGAGCATTTGTTGAAAATGCAGAACGAATAGGGGTTGCTAATCCTTTTGATGCTGCAGCAGATGCAATTGCTGAACTTCAATCACAAATGTCTGATCTTAGTTTAACACTCGCAGAGTTTCCTGTATTTGAAAACCCATTACAACCTATTATGCAGGACACGCCACTGGGTCCTACAACACTTAATTTACCTAGTATTGATGCTAATGCTGTATCAGCTCAAGTACAAGGTAGTAATTTTTCTAAGATGACAACAGCACAAAAATTAGATATACTATTTGGAAATAATTAATATGGCTAAGAACGCACTACAAAAAATAGAAGACCACGAAAAGCTTTGTAGAATCATGCAGAAGCAAACGCATGACAAGATACATAAGCTTGAACGTCAAATTAACCGCGTAGAAAGCATCTTATTAGTGTCTACTGGAGCGTTGATCTCGGGTATGGCATATGTTATATTTGCTTTAATTATTAGATAAAAAAAATTTTCATGCAGCTATCGAAACACTTTACTTTAAGAGAAATGACCAATTCTATGACCGCGCAACGGAAAGGAATTGATAATACACCAGGAGCAGGTGAAATTAAAAGTTTAGGGGACCTATGTTATGAGGTTCTTGAACCGCTACGTGCACATTTTGACAGGCCAGTTACCATTACTTCAGGCTACCGAAGCGAGGCGCTGTGTGAAGCGATCGGCAGCAAAAAAACTTCGCAGCATGCGAAGGGCCAGGCCTGTGACCTAGAAATATTTGGAGTGCCAAACATTAAGACAGCTTACTGGCTACAAAATAACGTGGATTTTGACCAGCTCATCATGGAATATTACGACAAGGATGATCCCGCAGGGGGCTGGGTCCACATAAGTTATCACGAATCTGGATCAAACAGAAAACAAGTTCTTACTTTTGACGGAAAAAAATACACCGAAGGTTTACCAGATATGGAATGGAAAGACGGCAAAGTCGTAGGTTAAATCC